CTCTCATATTCTTCTTTACCTAATTTTTGTGGAGTAACTCCTAATTTCTTTGCTTTATCTCTAACAACTTTATTTACTTTAGGGTTACCAGCTCTTTCTTTAGTTGAATCTTTAGTAGGTTCTTCTTTAGGTTCTTCTTTAGGTTCTTCTTTGGCTTCTCCACCTTTTAATGTTTGTGCCAATTTCTTAGCGTAAGCCATAGCATCTTCTTTTGTATCAAATGATTTACCATTTGTTTCATCAGATTCACCATCTTCCATATCTGGTAGGTTATATCCACTTACATAAAATGGTTCATCACCACCATAAGCAGCGCCCGTTGATATCATAATTGCGTTTTCATCCTTATCCATATAAGAGATTACACCAGGTATTGCACCTATATCTGCCCAATCATATCCAACTGTACCTAATTCTTTTTCAAACTCAGCTTCTACTTCTTTTGGAAGTTCGATATTATCCTCATCAGAATCATCTATTTCATAATCATCGTCATCATCATCATAATCATCATCAGGTGCATCATAACCGGCATCTTTAGAGAACATATTCGATTTCACTTTCGGAGATTTACCATCTTCCTCAGAATCCTTATCTATCTTAGAATGAGTACCAGCCTTTACAGCAGCATCTCTACTATCTTTTGATTTAAATACAGAAGTTTCACCACTCTTTTTAGATGTTGCAGTAAATGTTTCTTCTTCGTTTAGTAAGTCAGTTAGTTTAATCATAGTATTATTTTTTTTCTCCCAATCGGTTTTTCATAGTATCTTCATCTAACTCAGCTATTTCGTAATATCTTCCTAAGATATTTCCCATATCCTCATATAGTGCATGTAACCTCTCATCTAACGCTTTAGCCTCAGTTGCAACCTTTTCGAATGATTTATCCATTTTCTCTAATTCACTCATATTACGTTTGATAGTTACTTTATCAAACCAATCATCAGCTTCATTTAGAGTTAATGTTTTTGCAGCATCTACAATACCTCCCAATGTTTCGGCAGTCTGAACTATATCAGATTGTCTATTCATTTGTTCTTGGAATGTTTTGTATGTAGAGATAATTTCTAAGAAATGTTTCTTAACTTCATTCGTTAGAGGTTTATTAGCTTCAATAGATTCTGATAATGAAAACTTACCATCAACAATCTTTACTTCGTTAATGTTAGTTTTTCTAATATCATTATATCCTTTAAATACATTAGTTTCTTTTTTGCTCTCAACCTTTAATTCAAATTTATTGTTGTGAACGTAATCGTATATGTCAAAGTTTTTCTTACTCATTATGCTAGTTCCGTTATAATTTCTCTCATTAAGTTTTGTGCTTTACAAAAATCACCACAAACATCAGTACCAATATTCTTTACTACTGATTCGTTCATTGGAGTCATAAATGCACCATGTGTAGATGGATTGGAAACAAAGTCCCAACCTATTAGTTCAAAATCTTCACCAACTAAAAGTTTGTTATCTTTCATTGGTTGAGTAGAACCCATACCTCTTGATGAGATACCTAAAAGGATTCCTGCTCTTAATAATTCTTTTAATATATTTCCAGATGGAGTAGGTAAGATTTCAACTGTACCTATTACATCATTACCTTCCCAATGTACTTCTTTAATATTGTGAGATACATTCTTTAAATTGATTACCGAAGAATCAGGGTGGTCTAATTCACCTAATGCTCTTCTTTCTTTAACCAATGTTTGGTATTTATCAATTTCTCTTTCTAATACTTCTCTTGGATACACTCTACCATTTTGGTTTTCTGCACCTGAACGTTGAAGGACTCCTTTAACTAAAGTTCTACCAGATGAATCTTCATTCACTCTTCCTTCAAATAAGTTTGTTTCTATTAATAGATTCTTCATAATGGTATCCTTATTTATAGTTTTTTAATAACTCAATAAATTCCTTTTTCACACCAGATGATAATCTTTTGTGAATTTCGTTGTTAACTAATGTAGGAATTAGATTACTTAATTCAGAATTTTCAACTGTAATCTTATTGTTATTTTTTGATAATACAGGTCTTTCTAAGAATGTATTTATTTCAAAAGTTAATTCTTCAGAAAGTTCAATCGGTAAATTAGTTGAACAACCACCTTCAGTTACTCCACCACATCCACATCCACAATCGGAATGAGATTCTTCTACTTTATAAGTTTTACCACCTACTTCAAATTCATCATCACCATCTTTCTTAGCTTTAGTAACAGCAGCTCCAAAGGCATTACCTTCGTTCTTTTCACCCTTACCATCCCAAGCAGCATCAATCTTATTAAAAAACTCTTTCTTTTCTTCATCAGACATTGATGGAATATCTTTTCCAGCTTTTTCTAATGCTTTTTTAAAGAATGCTTTATAATCACCTTCTTCGGCCATTATTGTTTTGATTGTTTCTTTTATAGTGTCTTTAGTAATACTCATAGTTTAATTTCTGATTATAATTTACTTATGGATGTTACAATGTTGTTTAGTCTTTCTCTAATTCTAAACAAATTCTTTTGTGTTCTTTTCCAATATTGGTTTGAATCTAAATCACCTTCTTTTTTAATCTTACCATACCATCTAAGGAATGTTTCGATTTCAGAAAGTTGCTTATTAACTTGAGAAATTCCTCTACCAATTTTTTGTTTTGGAGAAGATTCATCTTTTTTTAATTCTAACCACCTATTTTCACTAACCCTTTCGTAACCAGTAGATTTGTTGATTCTATCAACAACTTTATCTTCTGGTTCATCATCTTCATCAGTACCATCGGTATCTTTAAACGCATTGGGAGTATTATACCCAGCAACGTTACCAGTAGTACTCATTTCGTCTACCGATAATTCATCTTGCTCAATTTCAGCAATTAAATCTTCTACCAATTTTTTTAAACTCATATTTTGACCTTCAATTCTTTTATTAGTTCATATGACATCATTATTGATGAAACATGATTATCAGAAACATTCTTACCAATCTTAGTTTTAGATAGTACTGAGATAGTTTCTGCTAATTTAATTTGAGTTACTTTATCTTTTATTTTAGATTTAATTGATTTTAATTCTTTTATAATAGATGGGATTGATTTTTCCACATACGATTTAAAACCAGTTGTATTACTTAAATTATTAATATATTCTTTTAACAATAACTTTTGGTCATTATTTAGGTTAGAATATTTTTTATTAAATGTTTCTACTAATATCTTATAAGTAAGTAATCTTAAATCTTTATCTTGCTTTTTATAATTTTCAACTAACTTATCTTTTTTGTTTATAGATTTGGTAGCTGGTTTAGATGTAATACTTTCAATAAGTGTAATCTTTGAATTGAATACATCCTTAATATCGTAATTATCCATCTTTTTAGATTCAAAAATCTTATAGATAGATGCTAATAAGCGATAATTAGAAATAGGAGAAGATAAGAAATCATCCATATTAAATGATTCGTTAATCTTTTTAATTAAAGTATATTTCTCCTTATGTAATTGCTTTTGGTCAATACGATTATGAGCTTCGTTAACTGTATCTATGAACTTCTCAGCTCTTGATTCAGAATTATACTTTTCCTTCATAAGAAGTTCGTATAATCTTAGCTCTTTATTTAACTCGGTTTTTGGACTAAAAAACTCACTAACGATTTTTTTAGCCTTCTCAGTAGTATCTCCATTTAGAACCTCTAACGTAATTTGTCTTACGAGAAGTTCGAAAATAATACCTGTGTTCTTAAATTTTGAATGTTTTACCCTCTTCATTATGTTTTTATCCTATAATAATATATCAATACACAATACTATACATCGTATATAAATATAACTTTATTTTGATTTCCTAAATTTTTATTCATCAATCAAATTAGTGTCATCTAAAAAGTCTCCATTTTCACCTATTAACTTTCGTTTTGCCGAAACCCCATTAACATATTCTTTAGCAACTTTTTTAATTGTAGACTCTGTTTTTTTCAGTGCCTTTTGATTTTCTTTTTTACCAAGTGGGTCTCTCCCAAGTGGATGTTTATCCTTTCCATAAGTGTTTCCCTCTCTGGGTCTACCACCTTTGTTCTTTAACTCAGTTTTTAATTCTTCTAATTCATCTTCCACATCAGTTGGTTCTGATTCCATTGCTGGGTCATTACCCTCATCCTCAATTGAACGATATCTGAACCTATCTTTAAGGTCATTAATAAGTTGAACCTTTTGGAAATCAACTTCATCATCACTAAAGTTAAATATATTTTTGTATGCCCAATCTTTAGATACCATATTTAGTGCAGATATATCAGAAACTAATCTAACTTTCTCAGACCAAAGATTTACCTTTTCTTGTTCATATATAGTAGATGGATTAACTAAGTTTAATTCAAAATCAACCATTTCAGTTCCTTCTAAACCTTGTGCAGCTAAATGTGTTACTGCCAACTTAGTTAATTCTGATACTAAAGTTCTTTGTATTCTTTCTATTGTTCTTGCAAATCTCACATCTTCTGCAGCAAGAGTTGCTTTACCATTTACATTCTCATCGTATCCCAAATATGCTTTTGGAATCTTTAGAGCTGCAAACATTTTATTCTTTAAGTAATCAATATCATCAATTGCAGTATATTCTAAACCACCTAATGAATCTATTTGAGTTCCACTATCACCACCCCTAACAGGTAAAAAGAAATCTTCAGTTAGGTTTTGGATATTATATTTTAAGTTGTAATCTCCAGTTCTTTTATCTACGAATGGAGTTTTCTTCATTTTACTAATGATTCTTTGCATGTAGTTATCAACCTCTTGTGGAGGAATATTACCAATATCAATTTTGAAAACTCTTTTATCTGGTGCTCTCATAATTCTATGAATTAACATAGCATCTTCCATAAGAGAAACTTGTTTCCAAATTCTTCTACCATTTTCAATCATTGCCTTTCCATAAGGAAGGAAGTTTGTGTCTGATAATAATCTGAAATGTACTATTTCGTAGTTCTCGTATTCACCTTTACCATTTGGGTCATTGTTTACATTAAACTTAACATAGTTAGCGTTGTTTGGATTAGTATTTTCTAATCTTTCAGTATCATAAACTGGAAGAGGTCTTACATTAATAATACCAACACCCTCTTGTATTTCTTGTAGTAGAAAGAAATCTCCATACTTAACCATATTTCTTGTCCAAGACCATAGGTTAAATTCTATATTAAGAACATCATAGAATAAGTTCTCTAATATCTCTTTTACTTTTTCGTTTTTTGATTTGATTTGTACAACATCTCCAAATTCATTTTTTAATGTTGATTCATCTGCATAGATATCTAATGCAGAGGAGATAATTGGGTCATTATCCATTGCATCATAATCTCTGAATAGTTCTCTACGAACTTGATGGTAAGCCATTGACTGAGCTGCCATATTATCTGATGCAAAAGACCTTTGTAGTTTTGTGTACCTATCTCTTAAATTCATAAGATTAGTTGTACCTTGCTGTCTATCATCGGTATCAACTACTTTTCTTTTTCCGTCTTTATCAACCGTTACGATTGCTTGAGTAGAAAAGAGTTTTGTCAATCTACCAAAAAATGAACTATTTTGTTGTTCTGCCATTTATACTTTCTTTATGTTATAATCTAACTAAGATACAAAAAAAATTTGATATATCCTAATTTTATTACCATGCTTTACAACTCCAATACCTAGCCTTGTGTCTTGGTCCTGGTG